ATTTTGTAGAGCTCAAATATACTACCACTAATAAAGTAGACTTACGTCCGTCACAGGTAGCTTGGCTGACCAGACACGGGAAAGGTTCGTGTTGGGTGTTGGTAAAGAAGCAACCTACGCCGTCTGATGTAGCAGAGATCTATTTGTTTAAGGGTTCTGACGCTGTAGATCTGAAGATGGACGGTCTGGATAAGGTCAAACCAGAGTTTAAATGTAGACAACCTTTTCAATGGGATAAAATTTTTTACTTGATTTGCCCAGTCTAATAGTTTATCTATGGGATATTGTCACTAACTAGACAGGAGTAAAACTATGACAAAATATGAAGATCCAATACAACCTGATTGGGATAGCTTAAAGCTTTCCCCACTAAAAATGGTTACTTATTTGCAGATCGCCACGCTTCGTGCGGCCTTTAAGCAAATAGCTGGAGAGATCCAAGAGTTTGGCGGCAGAACTGAACTTCAATTAGATGGGGTTGAGTTTATGGGCAAGTATAACCAAAGCGAAATGGAACGTATCCAGCGCAGAATAGCTATTGTTCATGATAAGTTACTAGATCAATTTAATGCTGGTGGCTTCAAGGACGCTAGTGCTTACCAATTAGATTATTTGTGGGAGGAGCCAAAAAATGACTGAGCACTTCTACAATATTGAGTTTGAGGGTTTGTGTCTGAACGAGAAAGATCTGGAAAAACTTTTGAAACTTTTTTCTGTTGCCCTTGATGCTGAAATTAATATGAACTTAGAAACATCAAATGGTCATAAGCTGGGTGAGATGGTGGCGGACGCTTGGTCTTCACAGAGCTTAGGGATAGATAAGTCAAACATACTCAAGCGCATAGATATTTCTAAAATATCCTATGATGGTTCTGGTGCGTTCTTGGGGGGTGAGTGATGAAAAAATTTAGGGTGGTAATTGCCTATGAAGAGGGCTTTCACTTTGAAGTTGAGGCTGATACTGAAAAAGATGCTGAGAACAAAGCTTTAAAGATTACTGAGGACTATGGCGGTTTTTCTTTTTGTGATGAGAAAGTAGCAAAGGAATATTATTTAAAAACTGTCCATAGAGATTTCCATTCTGTGCAAGTTGATAGTGTAGGAGGAAAATAATGTACGGTGATCAATTAAATTTGTTCAAGAGCTCTTGGGCAGTTAATGAGGGCTTTAGCAGTCTTTACGATAAGCTTATCGCGCTGGTGCCTTTTGAGGGTAAAATACCACAGGGCAGATCTAAGAATAAATATTTGGAGCGCTTTCGTGTTGCCAGCAACTTATTATATGATCTGTTTAATAATGGCCTGATGAATAGACGTTCTCATTTTCATCAATTTTTTAAAGTATCCGTTTATTGTAGGGGTGGGATCGGTGATGCCCAGTTTCAAAGACTAGATGAAAAGCTGGAGCCAGTTCTGACCCAGATCATGCAAGACGCGGCTAGAGAACAGGGGATCAAACAATGAAAATAATACACATAAATAAAAATATCATACAGCGTAATGCCAAGCGTGAAGAGCGTGAGCCCGTTGTTCGTGTAGAGTATGACTACTGGGATCAGAAAGCAAGGCGGCAGAAAACGCAGACTAAATATTGTATGGAAGTAGAATTGCCAGCTAATGCGCGTATGGTTTACAGGCCAGATCGTCCAAGACCATGCGGAGCAAAATTATGGATAGAAACCAAAAGTAGGCTGGTTCTTCATGGCGTAAAGGGTAGGAAGAGCCCTTTGCGTCTGGAAGCGTGTGACGCTTGGGATCTATGGGATTGAAAGGAGGTGATATAGATATTATTTTTAATTGATTGGTTCGGCCGTCTTATGTATGGATCTAAATATGATGAATACAGGAGCAGGATAGACCGCCGCCGCCGTAAATAAATGAAAGGCCAGTTGTAATTGACTGGCCTTTTTTATTGTATATAGTATAAGAGATTGTCACTAATTAAGGAGTAAAACTATGACAGATATTAAACAAGTAAAACATCATTGTGTATTTTGCAAAGAGCCCATATTACCAGATGAAAAATCTGGCTGGGCGGAGGGTAACAACCCAGAACCGTTAGTTGATTATGATAAAGGCCGGTCTTGCAAGCAATGTACTGAAACTGGGGTAGCCGCCGCTAGGTTTGCTGAGATAGCCGCTTATGGAAAGATCAATGAATTTAAGAAAAGATCTAAGGCCGCGTTTAATGCTGGTAATAAAGAAGCCATTGTTAAAGAATACGACGCCTTGATCGAGCAGGAGAAAGATCGACTAAATCAATATTATAAAGCGGTAACTATGTCTTTATGGATCGAAGCAAAACAGCGGCGTGAAAGAAAGGGTAAGTAATGAAACAATTATTTGTAGAAGCGATTGTTAAGGAAACGCATACAATAAAACACCGTATCAACGTAACGGGAATTAGTC